AAGCAAATTATGGATGATGTTGTACTCGCTGTAAGTGGGTTGCAATACTTTTGGCTTATGGACCCTGAACTTGCAGTCGCAGATGTTGTTACAGTAGCAGCAATTGCAACTGGATTAAAGGTTAGGATTCCTAATGCTCCATATTATGCTTTTAATTTAAATGGTGCCAGTACATTAGCAGCTGAATCTGCGACATGGAAAATTATACAAGCTGCAGATGGCAGCAATTCTCCATTAGCAACAGTTGGTGGTGTAGGTGCTGACCCATCGTAGTAAGTGGTTAGTTTATTAATCGTATATGGGGCTTCGGCCCCGTATACACAGATTTAAGGAGAAAATATGGCAGGAGGATATTCAAGTAGATGGACAACGCTAGGTAGTAATACTAATAGTGCAGTTGACCCTGGGACTGATAGTAGTGGTAAATTTGGGGACCAGCCAAATGTAAGCGTTGTAACAGCTGGAGGAGGAATTAATGCACAAGTTAGACATGAATGTCATATGTGGAATGTTGATACAGCTGATTTTTCATCACTACCTTTTAATTGGGCAATTAATACTGATTTTACAGTGGTAGTTAATTCAGCTGGAAATACAGCAGATTCAGACCCAGGTGCTATTGAAGTTGAAATAGAAGGTTCAGTAGATGGAGATAATTGGATGCAAATGAGAGATATGGGAGATTTTAGTCCTGGAACTGCAGCAGTTGTAGGAACATTGGTATATGACTTTGATACATATGGTAGAATGCCTTATATGAGAATTACAATGAATAGTGCTAATGCTACAGATAATAGCGCTAAACCTTTTAAAGTTAACGTTTTTATGCATAATTCATAATGCCTAATATTACAATAGCTAGCAATGCAAGTCAGGCGGCAGGTAAATGGCTTCCATATTATTATAAACCTTTTTTATTAGGAACTACAGGTAATGCTGATGGAACTGATGGACAACAATACATTACTCAAACAGTTGGGGGTAGTGATGTAGAGATACAGGGGAGTTGTACTAGTGATGCTAATACTGGTTATTATTATATTTTGGAATTTTTACATGGGACATCAGATTACTTTTATGTTAGAAAATATGATTTAGGTGATAATTTAATTGATAGAATTTATGCAAGTGATACAGGAGCTGCTGAAGATGGGAATTGGTGGTCATACTCTTCAACTGGTTCTGTTACAATAGATGTAGGAGTTTCCCTTTATCTTACAAGTACTACGGGTTTTGCTTCTGCAGATGAGTATAAAATTGAATTACCAACGGCAGACCAAATGAATAGAAGAAAAATTTACCATGGAGGTTATTCAAGTTTTTTAAGAATGCCTTATGCAGAAGGAGTTGCTTTTCATAGTGATATTTTTCCAACTTCCTTGAAAAATAAAAATGTAAGTATAGTATTTGCTCCTCCAGATGGATTAAATTCTGGCAGTGCTGAAATAATAAAAGATAACGGTAATATGTTAGCATTATCTAAGGAACTTCTTGGTGGGAATAATGCTGTTTCATTGTCAATGGAGTGGCAAGTAAACAAAGATTCAAGAACATCTGCTAATGCAACGGACCATACTAGAACAGATTTTGAATGGGGTACAGGGGAAACTTGGCAATTAGGTACAATTTTTGGATATGATATGGACCCAAGAAGTAGTACTGATATGCCTATTTATTCAAGTGCAACATCATCTGATTTAGATTATTCGCTTCCTGCTACTGGGCTAACGCAGCATCAAAATATTAGTGTATCAGGTAGAGCAGGATATGTAAGATTTAAAACAGAGTTTATGCTTGGAACTGGTTCGGGCACTATAGCGGCTCATAATCAGTTTTGGCCAATAATAATAATGATAAGTTAACAATAAGGGGTAATGATGGGACAAAAGAAACAAAAAACATATATAAATTTAGCAGGGAAGAGTTCTACTACAATAACTAGACAAAAAAGATTTACTGCTAAAAAAGGTAGAAGAAGGGGCAAATCCATTCAAGCTAAAGCAAGGGGTTCAGCCAGGTCTAGTAGATAATGGCTAAAAATTTAGCAAATAGATTTTCAACTAGTTTCGGGAATCCTTGGCATGGTCAGGTGAAGCCCGATTCTAGGAGAAAATTAAACTTAAAGAAAAAAGGTAAGAAATAATGGCATCAATGGATGTAGTTATACAATCATTAGCAGGAACAGCAGACCAAACTGAGATGAATAGTTGGGCTTTATCAGGATTACATGAAATATTAAGTGTTATGCCTAATAAATCCTTAAGACAATATTCTACGGAGACTAGTTTGACTGATGTTGCCCCTCAATTAGCAAATGTAAATTTAAAGAGGATATTTAGTGTAACTAGAGAAGAGGCTGATAGTGGTCCGTATATTATTTGTAGAAAGGTTGACCTTAATACATTTAATAAAGGTAATGATGCTAATAGTCTCTATAGCGCTACTGTAGGAAGTCCTATGTATAATGTTAATAATAACATTTTATCTATATGGCCTGAACCAACATCAGCTCAAAATGCCAAAGTAACACACTTTGAATATCCTTCTAGTGTTGATGTATCGGAAATTTCTGAACAGGTTGGTATATTAAATCTTACACCTAATATAACTCAATTAGTTATATTATTTACGGCAATTAAAGTATTGCATAATAAGATGAATGAAAAGTCAGCTAGTTTACCTAGTGATTTATCAGTTCCTGTAATGACGGTTATATCTACATCTTTACCTAGTTATACTGCTCCAACAGCATTTGTAATGCCAGTTGCTCCAGCAGGAGTAGATATTGACTTTTCAGAAGTTGGTACTATTGAAAGTTTTATATCACCTGTATTTAGTACTCCTACATTAGGAACAATTAGTGCGATGAGTTTACCTAGTTCTCCAAATACTCCAGTAATGAATGAAAAAAGTGTTACTATAACAGGTACTGCTCCTACTTACATAGCACCTGTTATATCATTAGATACTCTTACTATTACTGATTTGACAATAAGTTCAGCAGCACCAGTTGCTCCTAGTATAGATTTAATTACTGTTGGAACATTGAGTGGTGATGCCCCTACTTATATTGCTCCAGTATTATCTTTAGATACTATAACTATTACTGATTTAGTATTAGCTTCTACAGCTCCTGTATCGCCTAGTATAGATTTATCATCTGTTACTCTTAATGGAATTGCCCCTACTTATGTAGCCCCAGTACTATCTTTAGAGACAGCTCCAACTATTACTAGTTTGACTATATCTACAGTCTTACCTGTTCCACCAACATTAGATTCTACTTCTATTGATACTTCTGGTTTAACAAATCCAACTTTTACTCCTCCAGTTATGAATGCTCCTGATTGGAATGATACTAATACTTGGATAACAACTGAAGAAGATAGTGAAATGTCAGCAGCAAGGGTACAGGAAATAGGTGGAAAAATACAAGAGTTTAGTTCAAGAATGCAGGAAGCTCAAGCGCAGTTTACTAAAGAAAATGCTATTTTACAGAAAGATTTACAAATAGCAATGCAAAATGCTAATACTTTTGAACAGGGTAAGTTAAGTAAATATGGAGCAGAATTACAGTCATATCAAGCGAGTGTTTCATCTGAAGTACAGGAATGGCAACTTGATTACACTAAACAAATATCTATATGGGAAAGTAAAAAACAATCTGCTTTACAAGCTTATCAATCAGATATGCAGAATAATTTAAATGTTTTTAATAAAGAAAATATCTTATATCAAGCAAACCTCCAGAAGGACCTTCAGGATGCTCAACTATCTGAATCAGAAGAAGGTAGAAAGTTGCAGAATTATTCTAATGAATTACAAGCATATCAAGCAAATCTTAATAAGGAAGTTCAACAATTTCAACTTAATATGGGGAAAAATACGCAAATATGGGAAACAGTTAGACAAACTGACTTACAAAAATATGGTAGCGATATACAGAACTCTTTAAACTCTTTTAATAAGGAGAATATAGAGTATCAAGCAAAACTACAATCTGATTTACAAGATGCTCAACTTGCTGAATCTAAGGAAGGTAGGGAGTTACAACAATATTCAAATGATTTGCAGTTGTATCAAGCAAATGTCAATAAAGAAGTACAGCAATTTCAGAATAATATGCAGAAAGATATACAGATATGGGACGCAACTAGGCAGACAAATTTGCAGAAATATGGAAGTGATATACAGAATGCTTTAAATACATTTAATAAAGAAGGTGCAGAATATCAAGCTCTTTTACAAAAAGACCTTCAAGATGCTAAATTGAAAGAAACTAAAGAAGGTAGAGATTTACAAAAATATGGACAAGATGTTCAATCATATCAAGCTCAAGTTAATACAGAAATTCAAAAATGGACCAATGAAACATTTGGAAAGGTATTTCAAGAATGGACTCAAAGATATCAAGGTCAACTTCAACAATATGGAAACGACCTACAGAATGAAACATCAAGAGTTTCTGCATCTGTAAATGATTATCAAGCTAAGTTAGGAAAAGCTTTGCAAACATATCAAGCTGAAACAGGATATGATTTATCTAAATATCAAGCTGAAACACAAGCACAATCGCAGAAGTATACAAATGATTTACAACAAAATACTTCTACTTTTACTAATGAATTGAAAAAGTATAGTTCTGAAATACAAAAAGTATCTTCAGATAATCAAAGTGCTTTAGCTAAATTTGGACAAGATTTGGCAAATTATGGTGCTAAAATACAGAAACATTCTACTGATTATCAATGGCTTCAAGGGCAGTATGCTGCGTTGAAGCAAGATTATAATCAAGGAATACAAATTTTAATTGGTGGAGGAAATCCACCACAACAAGGAGAAAAATAATGGCAGATAAAAATACACCTGCATTTTCAGTGTCTGTTACGCCAAAGGTATCATTAGATGAAAGTAATGGTAATTATATGGCACAAGACGTTATTCATGAAAATGTAAGGAAAACATTAGGTGGCAGTGGTGTTGTTACTGGAACAGGAATGGAAGCATTGGGTGGTACTGGTAGTTCATGGGCTGATGGTGTTTATACTCAATTAACTAATAGCTCTAATGCTGGGGCTATAGCTAATGATGAAGATTCTGATATAGTATTTATTAAGCATCTTGGAACATTAGTTTCAGATGGTACAGCATCAGATAATAGTACAACTTCGCTTTTAGTTAAATGTGGTTCAGCTCATGGAAGTAATAGTGCTGATGTAGTTATAGCAGAGTTACTTAATGGTGAAGCTATAGTATTACCAAGACCTGGTGTAACTTCAGCTATAGTACTAGCAACTGGAGATGGAGCAGGTGGAACTAGTTCTAATCACGTCAACGTAGAAGTTTTTGTAGCTGGTACTTAGGATTAAATAGGAGTCTAAATGACAACTAAAGAGATGATGGAATTAGTACAACAACATCATCCACATATGGGTGAAGTTGAAGTAGTCAAGCTTTTAAATAGAGCTAAGAATGACTTTTGTGCTCAAACAGAAATTGTTAAGGATAGTTATACGTTTAATACTGTAGCTAATCAAAGATATTATGATATAGACAATAGAATACTTAAAATTCTACATGTTTGGCTTAATGATGTGGAAATTCCTAGGACAATTGGTAAACCTAAAATAGATGATGAAGATACTGGAGAATATACATAATGGCTACTAAAATAACAAGAGCTTGGTATCCAGATAAATTAGGAAAATTAGGAATAGTAGAAAAAGCTACTAATGCGATTACTAAGGATGGATATACAGCTAATTGGACTTCTATTAGTCAAGTAAAGGCTACTAGAATATATGCTATATCAAATGATAGTGATATAAGTATTAATGAACTAACTAATACCTTTAATCAAATACCTGGACAATTTCATGAAGCTTTGGTTTATAAAGTTATAGCTATGGGCTATAAAGACCCAAGAAATTTAGAAATAAAGTTAGCTCAATATTTTGATGCAGAATATAGCAAATCAGTAAAACAAGGAAAGAAATTTTCAAAAAGTAATTATATACAAACTGGCTTTACAAGGCCTCAAGATTTTTAGGAGAGAATTATGCCAACGTGGACAAAGGAAGTAGTAGATTTATCAGTAGCTGGAACTTCTCTTACTATTGATGATATAAAAATAGATGGAAATACTATAGGCCATACAAATGATACTGATTTATTAACTTTAACTAATACGAATTTAACAGTTGCAGGTAATGTAACTATTGAAAATGATTTAACTGTTACAGGTAATACAATTACATTTGGAAATGGTGAAATAATAAATAATGCATCAGATAATATAATTTCATTTGCAACTGGTACATTACTACTGACTACAACTGGAAGCTCAGCTACTCTTCAATTAAAGCCTGGTACTAATGGAGATGCTAAAATAAACCTTTTTGAAAGGCCAGTAGGTGGAATTTGCAGTTGGACTATTGGTAATGATGGAGCTTCATCAGATGTCTTAAAATTTGATGCTGGAGTAGCAGTAGTTGGTGATGCTACTAAACTTTCTTTAACTCAAGCTGGCAATATGACAATTGCAGGAGATTTAACTATATCAGGTGGTAATATTACAAATGCTATTACATGTGATAGTGATTTGACTGTTACGGGAACAATGTATGCAGCAAGAATTCTTTATCATACAGGAGATACAAATACTTATTTAGACTTTCGAGATGATAGAATCTCATTATATGCTGGTGGAAATACTGTTCTTGATTATGCCGAAGATGGTTCTGATACACTTAAATTAGCTGGTTCAGGAAATGCTGATACTACTATTGGTGATGCTACTACATTCTTTGTAGGCGGTAGTGAAGGTTCTTATGATACTAAAGTAGGAATTGGAACAGCCACTCCTTCTTCTGCCTTAGATGTAGTAGGATTAGTTACGGCTAGTTTAGGAGTTAAATTAGGTAATAATATTATATATGCTTCAGATGGTGCCGCAACAATCACTATTAATCCTACAAATGATGATATTACGATTTTAGGAGGTTTGACTGCTGGTTCAATTGGTACTGGTAGGGATGTCAAATTTTGGGGAGCTAGTGGTAGTAATTATATGCTATGGGATGCAAGTCAAGATGTACTACATATTAATACTACTGATGATGAAGAATGTTTAAAATTAACAAGTACTGATACAGGTGCAGTTCAAGGCCCTGCTATTATTTTTGAAAGAAATCCTGGAGAAGTAGGAGAAGTTTCTGACAATTTAGGAGCATGTATTTTTAAAGGATATAATGCTAATCCATCTCCAGAAGTAATAACATATGGAGAGATAGCTACATCGATTACAAGTCCAGCTGATTCAAAGGAATCTGGTAAGATGGAGTTAAAAGTCGATGCTAATGGTACTGTATCTACCTTTCTTAGTGGAACAGGAGCAGTAGATGGAACTGTTGATGTATCCATAGCTGTTGGTACAGATTCTATAACTACAATTGCAGGAACTTCTCAGCTCAATGGAACTTTAACAGTTGGAGCAGATACTGATGGTCATGATGTTAAGTTTTTTGGAAATACTACTGCTAACTATATGCTATGGGATGAATCTCAAGATATTTTAAATGTAATTGGTTCAGGTGTTAATATTAAACAACTTGGAGGTAATGATTATCAGCCTAGATTAAATTTTTATAATTATGATGCTGGTAATAGTAGTAGCCAAGGAATGTCTGAGATACACTTTTTTAATTCAAAATCTGATACAGAGGCATATGTAGCAACCGATGCAGATGCACATTTAGGAAGACTAGTTTGGCATGCATCTACTGATTCTGATTTTAAGTATGCTTCTACGATAAATTGTAGACAGACTTCTGCTTATGGTTCGGGTGCTAATGTTGGAAGTGAATTAAAATTTACAACTCAGACACAGATTGATACTGGTGCAACTGTGGCCTCTAGTTTCTCTTGGGCTCCTCCTGCAACTCCTGCAGCTGATAATAAGGCTAATTTAATAATTAATGGAACCAGTGTTGATATAACCCAGGCTTCTGCTAATCAATTATATATTAAAAATGGGGAAGCACCAGGCACAGTTATGGATACTTATATTGCTATAGGTAGTAAAAATATTGGAGGCGATACAGCTCTTGAATTAACTCAAGAAGAAGCTCCAGTAGAAGAAGCTGTTACATCCGATTGGACTTTACAGGTAACTATAAATGGTAAAATATACAAGATTTTGTTAGAATATGTTTCTGGATAATAAAATAAAGGAGTACAAGTGGACTTAAAAGAAAAGTTAGGGAGTCTTAAAAACCAACAAGAACAAGCAAGAGAATTGTTTATTAAATGTCAGGGTGCAATTGAATTTCTTGAAAGTGAAATCAAAGAACAAGAGAGTTCTAATGATAAAGATAAAAAAGAAAATAAGAAAGAGGGTAAATAAATGGCAAAATTAGGTGCTAGTAATATATTAACTATAAATGAGGATTCTAAAGAACTAAAAGTGCAAGCAGATGCAATCTTTTCTGGAGAAACTCCAGATAATTATATGCAATGGAATTCAAGTGCAGACCGATTGGATATTTATACAACAGGAAGCGGAGCTACTCTTTCGGGTATTAAATTATTTCATACTGATGCAGATGCTAATGCAGGTCCTAAAATAACAATGAGAAGAATAAGTAATGATGCTGTAAATGATATTTTAGGAAATATTGCTTTTACTGGAGATGATGATGCAGGCGCCGAACTTACTTATTCAGCAGTTAGAGGACAAGTAGGAGCTTCGGCTGGGTCAATGGCAGCAGGAGCAGAAGAAGGAGCTTTAAACTTAATTGTAACGGCAAATGGGACACAACGTTCAGGTATTCTGCTTAAGGGTACAGGAAGTGATACTATTGATGCAAATATAGGCTATGGAGCTGCATCAAAGACAAAAGTTGCAGGTTATTTTGCAGCTAATAATGTAACACCTATAGCAGCTCCTACGTATACAGCAACAAGCCAAACTGCAAGAAATGCTGATACTGCAACAGCAGATGAGGCAATACAAGATGTTCTTCAAACTTTGATAGCTGATTTAATAGCAACTGGAATATTACAATCTTCATAATAAAATAGAGGATTAAATGGATTGGTTGCAAATTTTAGAACAATATGGAATTCCAGTAGTAGTTGCAATAGCTTTCGGATTCTTTATATGGAAGCAAAATAAGTTTATACAAGATGAACTTATGGAAGAACTAAATGAAAACTTTAAAAGAGTTGAAGGTATATTGATAAAGCTTATTGACCAACAAAAGAAGATGCAATTAGAACAAAAAGGTATTGAAAATAGTTATAAAACATTAGTAGAAATCATAGCTTCATTAAGTGGTAATGGAATGAAGGATAAGTTTATGAGATTACAAGAGAAAAATGAAAACAAAAAGTACTGAAGAATATAGAAGTGAGGTTACTGTTCATTTAGTAAGGATAACTGGTGAATTGGCTCATATAAGAGAAAAGGTGGAGGAGAATCATGCTCATCTTGAAAAAATTAATGGAAGATTAACTACTGCAGAACATAGTGTAACTGCAATCAAGACCATAGGGAGTACTTTGACTATTGTTATTGGTGCAATATTAACTTGGTTAGGAATAGATAAATGATTTTAGCAGGGTTTATATCAAAAGCTATTATAAGTATTATAGAAAAAGCAGATGATAGAAGAATTGCTAGAAGTCTTCATAAAAGAATTAAAAAATTAGAAAAGTATTCACATCCTCGAGCAGATTGGATTTGTTTGGAATGCGGATGTAATGCTAGAATAAAAGAAAAACCAACTAGGAGAAAATAATGGCTGATGATGCTACGATGACATTAAGTGCAGTGTTTTTACCAGATGAAATATCAAAGACACTTACTGCATTGACTTATGTATATACACCAGCTGATGCAACTGAAGGTTGGTATTATAAATTAACTGATGTTACTAATACAAGTACAGATTTACTTGACACAGGAGTAAATTATTTACAATTAGGTACAACAGCTGCTGGAGAAGATACTGGTACAGATATGCATCAGACAGCGGCTACAGATAAGGTTAAATTTTTGTTTATTAAAAATACAGGATTTAGAGATGATGGAACAACTGCTCATACAGCAGATAGTGTTTATTTGTGTCTTGATGCAGGAGCAGCTGCTCATGGTTTGGCAGATGCTATAGAAATTGGACCAGGAGAATCCTGGTATGGTAAATTAGGATGTACTGTAGCTGATGTTCATGCTATATCAGCTTTAAAGGCAAAGGCAGGTACTAGTAGTAGTAAATGTCAATGTATAGTAGCCGCAGTTTTAGATAACGTATAATAGGAGGTCTTATGGGTAAAATATTAGGTGCAATTGCAACTAAATTATTCAGTCAAAAGGTTTTAATTGCAATTTTATTAAAACTTGGAGATTGGCTTATTGCAAGAAGTGAGAATAGTCTTGATGATAAGATATGGGCAGAGGTTAAGAAAGCCTTAAATAATGCTTAATGATTTAAAACATAGAATGGTAATTGTTGAAGATTTAGTTGATAAAACTAATGGTAATTTAGTAGACAAACTTGTTCATGTTCAAGATTGTTGTTATGAGAAGAAGCCAAAAAAATGTCCTGTATGTAGGGATAGGGATATAACAGGTATTGAAATTATGGGAGCTCGTAATGGAATCTTGCTTTGGGAATGCGAAGAATGTTCTGAGATGTTCTTAAGATACGGAGTTAGAGAAACAGAAAAAGAACTGCAAGGAGCGAAAGAATATTGGACCAATCATAGGGACTGGGGGTATGTTCCTAGGAGAAAATTTAATTAAGGGCTTTTTGAATGAAGAAAAAAAGCGAGGGAGTATTAAAGAGAGCTTTAATAACTCCTGATAAACATGCGCCTTTGCATGATAAGGCAGCTATTAATGTAGTATGTAAAGCGATAGAACTGGTTAAGCCAAATATATATATAGATTTAGGCGACCTTGGAGAATGGAGTTCTGTATCGCATTGGCAATGGAGAAGGAAGAAAAAACCTCCTTTAGAGTATCTTATGCCATTTGTTAATAAAGATATTAAAGCGGTAAATGAATTACTTGACATGATTGATAAATCACTTGATAAAATTAAGTGTAAAGAAAAGCACGTTTGTGCAGGGAATCACGATGAGTGGTTGGATAGATTCGTAGAAGAGCATCCTTATCTAGACTATCGTTTTGAGAAGGTATGTAATTTCAAAGAACGAGGATACAATTACCATAAACCTGGAAAGTATCTTAAAATAGGAAAGCTCTATTTTTACCATGGGCACCATTTTGGCGGGCAATATCACGCAGCGAATCATCTTAGAAAACTAGGTGCCAATATTATGTATGGCCACCATCATTCCCTGCAACAAGATAGTGTGACTTATATGGATGGTCCTAAATCAGCTTGGTCTCTTGGTTGTTTAAAAGATATGAGTGCTGAGAAAAATGAATGGCTTGGTGGTAGAAAACATAAATGGGCTCATGCTTTTGCAATAGTAGATTATTATAAAGGTGGTAGATTTACAGTAGATATAGTTCAAATAATAGATGGGAGGACAACAGTATGGGGAAAACTGTTAGACGGCAACATTTAATAATAGTTCCTGATAAATATTGGGTTTCATCTCATTCTAATATAGAATGGATAATCAAGGAGAGTAATGCCAAGAGAGTTAAAAGAACTAGGTAATTTTAATTTCGGAACAATTTTTACATCTTCAGAAGAAGATATTCCTGAAAATGGAAATGCTTTTTCTTTAAATGTTGACCCTTTATCTAAAGCAGGAGTTTTAAATGGTATTAATACCGATAGATTTGTAACTTCTTTAGTTAACCCACTTATACAATTAGTTAATCCTGTAGTTTGGAATAAAACAGACGATATTGACGTAGAAGATATATCTACAATTGTAGGAAATGATATTAGATTTATTGGAAGTAAGGGTATTTTAGAAAGACTCCATTTCGCAGCACTCCAACCATACTTATCTGTTTATGATGTTTTAGGTACTAATTTAAGCATTAGATTTGATACTGAAATTGATTCAGCAGAAACTTTAACAACTATTCCCAATAATCAAGGTTTAGGAACTGGAACTACTGCTAGTTTCCATAATTATATAGAATCAGGAGATATTATTCAAATATCAACAGATACTACTATTAATGCGAAAAAGGAGATTTTAATTATATCTTCAAAAGCTTCAGATGGAAATTCTTTTGAAGTTATAAGAGGGGCATATGGCTCACCTAGAACATCTTTTGCGCAAGATACTACCTATAATGTTTTAGTAAATGTAGTTAAATTTGGAAGTACTTATGAAAGAACTAAAAGAGCAGTTTTAAGAAGTATTTCTGGTTGGTCTGCCTATGAAGGAAATCATTTAGGAGGAAATGCATCAATTGCTTATTCAGGATTGAGTGCTAATAGTAGTTTAAAAATAGATGCTAACGATTATAATATAACATTTGATGCCACTGAAAAAACAATGGCATTTTTATCAAAAGATGAAGGAGATGAGGCTTATAGTTTGCCCGAATTGCCTGATAATCTACAAGTAGGTGATGTTTTTTCAATATGGACAGCTGTAGCAGATGCTAATAATTCTACTCAATTTAAAGTAATGGCTATTGATGCTGAGGCAGCTGCATCTGGCGCAACCATAACCTTTCATTTAGATTCAGCTCCAACAGCAGGAACTCATACTACTGGTGATTTTTATTTTGAACCTGGTTTAATACAAAATCAAACATTTCATTGGTTACATGATGCATCTTACCCATATAATTGGGAAGAACAAAAAAGGAATAGTGCTGGTGTTATAACTATAAATGGAGAAGGTTTTGTAGTTAGTGATAATGCAGCAGGTACTGATGTAGCCCAAGCTACATCTGGTGGATATTATGATAGTACTGATTTGTCTTTATATGGATTAGCAGATAGTTCAGCCTCTTATTATCCATTTGCAGCAGGCGATGCTTATATGAAATTAATGAATGATGAGACCCTTCTTGGAGGTTCTATATCAACAGGTACTGCAATTGATGCAATTCAAACAACTATAACTGCAACTAATACTGTTACTTCTAACTATCCTATAAGACCAGGAGATGTTATAAAAGTAGACTCTGAATTTATGAAAGTAGTATCTGCTGAAATAAATATATTGACAGTAATTAGAGGATTTTATGGTTCTACAGCTGCTGCTCATGGAGCTCAAGCTACTACATCTGTTGCTTGTCATGTAAATAATGCAGATGACCAAACAATTACAATTATTTCTACAGATGGTACATCAGTGGAATATACTGGTAAGGATGCTGGTGATGATGATGCTGCAGGAGAATTTGATACTAATGGTAGTGCTGCAGATGCTGCAGATGGTTTGCAGGCTTGTATTGAACATGCTAATGGACATGCTGGAAGAATAACTGTTGAAAACAATGGCTCTGGAACACTTACTTTAACTCAGACAGTTAATGGTCTCGCTGGAAATACTACTTGGACTTCTACTCTTACAGGTACTAGTAGTGGTGCATTTTCAGGAGGAACTGATGAAATAGCTATGTATATAGTTAATTTTAATGGAATTAGACAAACTGTTCCAGAATCACTATTAGAAAAAGGAGCTCAATATAGGTTAAGTTTTAAAGCAAAAGATACTAATGCTGCAGCAGATGGAGAATCTGGAGGAGAAGGTTCTATTAGAATAAAATATGGAGGATTGTATGCTAATAATCAAGGCGGGGCGGATATAATAACACCTGTTGACTCTATGACTGCATTAATTCCTTTTATAGACTTAATTCATACAGAATCTAATAGGGATATAAGAACTGATGGGTTAGATTTTACTTGGAGAACTTTACATTACGACTTTACAATTGATAGAGCAGCTGATTTAAGCGATGGTCTAAGAATAGAGATTATGTCGAGTGGTCCAGTAGATACATATATAGGAATAGATATAGTTACTTTAAATAGGAAACCTGATTTATTGAGTACTAATGATACCTTTGGAGAAACTGGAAATTTAGGCTCTATTGGATATATTAATCATGGAGATGCAAAAGATATCGTTACATTTGATGGAGAAAAACAAACTCTTAGTATGTTGCAAGATTTCGGAGTATCTAATACTTTATTAAAGTCATTTAGTCAATCAGAAAGTGTTTCTGATTCTATATCTTCTAATAGTAAAAAGGCTACTTTTGAAAGTAATAATCAAGAGGTTCATATCGGATTTGGTTCTCACGAGGATGACACACCTCCATTATGGCTAGGATATTTAAATAGAAAAGTATTTGGCGTTAGTTACTCTAATGCTCTTTATTTAGATACAGACAGTCCTACAAATGTATCAGATGCATCAAGTTCTTATGGACTTGGAGGAAATGCATTTCACAAACTTGCACCAGCAGGTGAATTTGAAATGGTTGGCGTGGCTTCTTGGAGTTCTGATGAATTAGTTATTGACCATGTTGCCCATAGTCTAAATACTGGAGACAATATAGTTATTAGAGAATATATGGATATTGATAATAGTTGGGATGGAAATGGAGTATGGGTTGTAACTGATACAACTAATGATACTTTTGATTGTAAAAGATTTACTCCTGCAAATGGAGGAATAGATAATAACCCTACAGGTTTACCTGCTAATAGTTTAATAAGTTATAGACCTTATTATTATTATGCAATTCAAAGAGGGTCTGGCACTTTGTTTAGAATATTTCCAGATATAAGGATAAATGATACTGCAACTGGATTAGATGAAAACTATCCAATGGGACATGTTCAGCCTAATATTAAACTTGATTCTGATAATATAACTTCAATATGCCCATCATATAATAAGAAATCCGATGGTCTTGGTGGAGGTCAGTTGTATATTTTAGAATCAGTTGTAGGTAATCCTAAAATAAGTAAAATGAGTGTAATGGCTAAATATGATGAATGGGGAGATGCAAATCTTGGGTCTGATGTGAGTTATCAAATTAATTATAAAAATTTTAAATGGAGTAATGAAGTTGGAGATTTACCTACTACAGACACTGATAAAAGATTTGGATATGTTAAAAAAGAATCAGTTGGAGCTGCTATTAATCTTAGAGGAGCATCGATACCTTCTGATATATTGGAAACTAAAGGACCTAATGAAGACTTTGATTATACTGTAACAGCTAATAATAATTCAGCTCTTGCCCCAGCTGCCTTTGATACAAGATTGTGGTTGCAATTTTCTCCAGGAGAAGCAGAATATTTTGTAGAGGGAGATAGATTTTTATTTTGTGGAAAACCAGAAAGTGACGATAGTGGAGGGGTTGTGCTTGATATGGCAGATAGAACTCCACCAACTCAAGTATTTTTTGGGGCTTATATGCCTATAGTGGAATCTTATCATGCTACACTTGGAGCAGGTGGAGAGGATAATAGTTCTGGTTATAGACAATTAAGTGGTCCAGGTTTAAGTTGTGATTCTACTGATAGCGCATTTTGGTTTCCAAATACAAGTCATATTGGTTGGGGAACTTGGCTTGGAAAGTATGGAGAAACAAAGGATTATGAAGATGAAGGCTTTACCAAGGAACATGTAGCGCAAAGAGGTTTTTATGCTTCAGATTTATTAGAACATCCTAGGCGCACGGCGACCCAAAGTAATGGTCCTTGGCTTAGAAATTGGAAAGCTGGTTATAGTTTAAAAAGATTTAAAGTTCGAACATCCTCTGGAACTGACTCTAGTTCTTATGATGGCAGTTATGAATGGACATCTGCTCTACAAGACTCTCTCGGAGATGCTAGTCAACCAGTTTACTTTAATATGACAAATCTAGGCGATAATATGGGATGGAATGAAAGGTGTAGAATATATGTTGCATTTTATGGTTTGTTTCAAATGGCGGACAATGATGGTGATGGTGTAATTGATGGTACAGGACTTGTTACTAAAAGTGTCCAGTCTAATATAACAGGTAAGCCTTATGGTGAACTTGAAAAGAAAGTGTCTTCTCATTGCGTAGGTATTTTAGGAGGAAGTGGAACTAATTGGTGGGCAAGTATAGGTAAAAAAACTCAAATGCTTGGAGGAACCTTTGAGGACGTTGGCCGTCTTGCAGGTATTTCTGGTTGTAATTCTATGGATTTTATAGAAGGAGAAAGAAGCACTGACAGGAGTTATACTAATCTCAGATTTGACAAACCTCGTTTTTATAATTTTTTTGGATTTTATAATACTATAGCTCTTAGATTAAATATGAAAGAATGTATTTTTATTTGTTCAGATGTTAATTTTGGAGATTATGTTCAACCAAATAAGTATATTGATATTAGCTCAATAGAAGCATATGATTGGGGACAAGGTACTGATTATGCTACTAAAATTAATACTGCTGGAACTCATTATCTTCAAGCAGGAGATTTGGTATACTTAGAATCAACTGGTGGTTCAGATTCTAATATTTTTGGAACTGTTGGTAGCACTGATGGAGATGGAATTAGTTATTATGTTGCTGCTGTATTAAGCGATACTGCTTTTGTTATAACTCATGGAACACATGAGGGAATTGGTACAAGAAGTAATACAACTGAAAATAGTGGTAGAGTATATTTTGGAGGATTTAGAAGAATATCTTGGTTGAGTAGTACTACTAGCAGTAAGGTTGGATTGATGGAGGAATCATCAAGAGGAGGAGAAGGAAAAACTGGATTTCACTTTGATTATGATGAAGAAGATTATGGTAATGGAGGTATATTTGAGCAAGGTCAGTATGGTCCTTCTTGGTATTCAGAATCATTTAATATAGGACATCCAGGGATAGCAGCATATCATGATTATAATATGAATACCAATCCCCCTTGGATAGCATATCCAGGAACTGAAATTTCAGGAGAGACTGTTGATACAGGTATCATAGATAAACGAAGAGATGATGCAGTATTTCCAGAAACTTTATTTAGGTTTGACAGATTAAATGCATCTTGCGGTTTTATGATAAGACCAATTGATACAGATGGAGGAATATTTGCCTCTCATGTTCCTGATTTTGGATTTATGGCAGATAAAATTAGTGTTTCAGTTCCTTGTTTTCCTAATCCAATTCAACATAAAGGTAATTATAATTCTGGGGAAACTGAAAATCAATATAGTAGCTATATGCTTATTAGTTCTGCAACTATATCGGATGAATCAAGCACTGTAAGAGATTCTTCTAGGATTACTATAAAACAATATTCAATTCCATCTTTTACAACTAATGCATTCTCTGAGGATACTCTTTATCCTATGTCAAAGATGTATGGTGGTAGTAATATTTGGGAACAAGGAACATTAACAGATGACCATTCTGATGGGATTAATCATTATTATGCTGATGAAGGTGAGCAGAAAGTAGTTTCAAGTGGTGGCACTATATATTCTGAAGTAAGAGAAAATTCTTTAGTGGGTAATCCAGGAAAGAATTTTAATGGAACTAAAGCTTCTTATATTGCTGCTGGAACTACTGCAGATAGTGGATATATTTATGCTGATAGCGTAGCACATCCAGATGCAGCTATTCATCCTAAACTTATAGTTCATGGTGATGAAGGAAGTTTATGGAATTATACAGAAAGTAGTACGCCTAGAAGTCAAACTAGCGCTAAAACATTTAAGGATATAGATTTATCAACTACAATTGGAAATCGTAGTTTTTATAGAACTAGGAATGTCTTTGCTGGATGTTATATAGTTATAATGAATCAAATAAGAAAAATAATAGGTTCTTATTCTTTAGGAGTTAATAATACAGATGATATGGTTTTTGTTATACATCATCCACTCATTGGAACAGTTGATGATAATACTACATATAGAATATATTCAGGAGCTTCTATGTGTCATAGTGGCGTTTCTTCTAAAGTAATATCTCCTAGAAGTGAAACATATTTTGGGTTAACTAATAGTTCCCAAACAATGGAGTCTAGCGGACAAAGTGCAGAAATTATATTAACTGAAAATTCTTCTTATGATAGTGAATTAGATACAACTGGAGGATGGAGAGCTGGAGATACAGTTAATTTAACTTCTACTAGTGAATTATTGCCTGAAGATGGTGATGCTGTATTGCTTAATGGTGAATTTGTAATAACTAGAGAAGTAAATTTTGATGCTTTTGCTATACAAGGAGAAAGTGACGTTGTTTATAAAGACACTCAGTCTATAAATGTAAGTATTCAAAATAAAGATTCTGCTATGAAAAATCCTATTACAAGTGAAGTTATTGGAAGTGGTCCTATACATGCAACCTTTGGTGGATTAGATATGAGAAACATATCTGATGGTGTTACAAGTGGTACTACTTCAGATATTTCAACATCTTTTTCACTAGGCGATATTGTTGGAACTATTATTGCAACAACTGACATTGCACATGGATTAAAATCAGGGGATTTGGTTACATTGGTAAGTCAAGGAAGCAACAAAGAAATGGAAGGAAGTTATATAATAACTGTTCCTCAAGGTACAACTACTATATTTGAGTTTAATTCTACTAATACTGTAAATTTATCACAAGATTATTTTGTATTTAAAGATGCTGTTGAATTATTTCAAACTGTTAGAAATGGAAATATTGCTGTTAGTAAGGTTAGGGTAGGAGACAGAGTTTGGGATACAGGGAATACTCATGGCAATGCTTTAAGACAAGACAAAGATGTTGATGTAAATCAAGTTATATTAAGTGAAGAATTTGCTCAAAGAGTTGTTGGAGTAGGAAAAGATTCTGATGAGTCTTTCTTTGTGTTAGGTAAACAATATAAATATAAACTTTCATTTATTTACGATGGATATCAAGAAAGTCCATTAAGCGGAATATTTGCAACTCATTTTGATACGGCACATTCATATGAAAGGTTGGAAATTACATTAGAAGTTGATACTGAAATTTTGAGTAAAAGAATATCAGATATAGCACTTTATAGAAAGGATGTGGGGAGTATGTATAAGCTCGTTAAAGTGATACCTACTAAAGATGGGTGGATTAATATTCCTGAAAAAACTCAAGTTTATAGACTTATAGACGATGATGGTTCTTTAGGAGCTTCTTATGAAGCAAGGTCTGGATTATCTGAATTAATGTCTGATGCTTCTGTGAAATATGGTATTTCAAAAGCTATGGATGGGTATTTATTTGTCGGTGATTGTTCCCATGAAAAAATAGATGATGCTTCTAATTTAGTATTTAGGTCATTACCTGGAAAATATAGTCTTTTTAATTGGTTTGTAGACTTTATTCAATTACCTACTACTCCAGTAGCAATGGCTAATTTTTTAGGAAGATTATATATATTCGATAAAAATAATATCTATAAAATAAATCCCCATAGTATGGCTATAGAAGATACATTTGAAGGAATAGGTTGTATTAGTAAGGATAGTGTTATAGTTACTGAATATGGCATGTTTTTTGCTGATAGAAATGGTGCATATATGCATAATGGACAAGTTCCTGTTAAAATAAGTACTCCTATACAAAGTGGAGGAAAGACAGATATGTTATCTATAAGTAATGCATCTTCTACTGGAGTTACTACTATAGATGATATAAGTTGGGAAAATACTGTTCTTGCTGAAGATAGCATGCCTCCCTATGTATCATTTTTAGCTAATAAAGAATGTGTTTTGTTTATCGTAGAATTAAAATCTGTTGATAGTAATGGTCATTATTTTTCTAAGTATCTTGCATGGTCTTATCAAATAACGTTTAAAAGATGGGATTTATGGACTTTATGTGAAAATGAAAAGCCTGGAATTCCTTTTATAGGTAAAAAAGGAGAGGTTTTTATATCAATTGGAAATGCTTTGTATGAATATTTAGGAGCTAAAGGTAGAAAACCCTTTACTTGGCTTAGTAAAAAACTTTCAATGGAACAAGATACTGTAACTAAGGTATTTAAAAATATTAAGATAAATGGAAGTTTAGATAGGTTAAATTACTCAGGAACTTTAGGTAATTTTTCTAATGATAGGATAATAGTTACTACTGATGCTGGAAGATTAGATGGTTCAAGTTTAACTTATTCAACTGAATCAAATGAAACATCAAAGTATACTCTTACTGGTGCTAATAGAAAGGGAAAATGGATGCAAATTAAGTTAGAAGATATCGATAATCCTATTGATTCTATAGGAATATTATTTAGAAGAAGAAGGGTAAAATAGTGTCAGTTACAGATTCTAAATCAGCGAAAATATTAACAAATGTATCTTCTTTTAAAGATGTTCAAAAATCACTTCAGGAAGTACAGAAAGTTTTAGATAAAATAGAAGAATCTGTAAATAAAAAAACAGATAATCCAGGAGAGGAATATGAAGGAAAACCTGGTGATATTAGAACTGTCTTAGATGATAAGGATAGTTATTCTTTCGAAATTAGTACCAAGGATGGTTGGAAACGCCCTTATTTAAGCACTGATATTGCAGATGATGTTGAAATAGTTTTAAGAAATAGACCTGCTTTAGTTGCTAAACCTAAAGAAAAAAAACTAACACTAGGGCAGCTAGATACAGATATTAGTGAAGCATTATTACGAGCACCGGATTATGATAGCGGTTGGTTTCAGGCTACTACAGATAGCCTCTATGTTACAGGAGCTACAGATGGAGTTTCTCCTAATGACTGTTATCTTTATGCCTCTAGTGATGTAGTAGGTATACCCGCATTAGGTTTTGAATTAACAGACTTCCCTATTAGATGGGAAATATTAATAACTAATCAGAATAATAATAGCTGGGATGATATTAAAAATGGAGGTATTAATAGTTGGGTGACTACTATCAGTGGGCTCGACATCAAGTTTAGTGCTCATAGTACTTGGTATCAACCTGCTGGTGCTGCAGGGTTCCTTACATCTAAAGACCATTTTGCAATATCTACAGGTAATGACTATGTTCTGAGCCAGCATCTTGCAGGAGGAAATCAGCTTAAGGAAAGTACCGTTGCTATGAACTTAAGAATATGGAAATAATATGTTGCTTGATAACAGAAAATATGTGTATATTATAATGATGAATACCAAGGAGATTTAAATGGGTTGGTTTAGTGATGCCTTATTTGGCAAAAGAAAACAATTAGATACAAATAGGCTTAATCAATATATGCAGCCTACTCAAGATTTAGTTACCCGGGGAGTAGGACAAGCTCAAGAGATGTCTCAATTGGGAAGAGACTTTATGGACCCTCTATCTCAACAAAATCAACAATATAGAGGAATGATAACTCAAAATGCTCTTGAAATGGGAGCGCAGGGAGGAAGACAAGCAGCCTCATTTGGTGCTCAACAAGGCGTTCCTCAAGGTATTGCTCAAATGCAATCACAGGTTGCTGCTCAAAAACCTCTGCAAGGTTTGAATGACCAATTTCAGAGTTTTATGATGGGTAATAGGCAACAAGGAATGAATGCTTTAGGTCAAGGGGCAGGGTTATTAGGACAATCTGCTGAAATGCAACAAGGATTGAATGAAAATCAAGCCAATGCTTATATGGCTCAAATAAACGCTCACAATCAAAGAAGACAGCAGAACATGGCTATGACAACTCAAGTGGTTGGAGCTGCAATTGGAGCTGCTAGTGACTTTGCTTTAAAAGAAGGTATAGAATTAGTAGGAAAATCACCTAAAGGCGTAAATATATATGAATTTGGCTATAAAGACAAATCTTATGGTAGAGGTCGATATAAGGGAGTTATCGCCCAGGAAGTACCAAATGCTTCGTTTAAACACCAAGATGGATATTTATGGGTAGATTATAGTAAATTAGACGTAAACTTTAAAAGGATTGATTAAATGGCTATAGATTTTTCGCAATATGCAAAAAGTTATGCAGGCGACCCTCGCGTTGCAAACGCAGGTGCAACTTTAGGAAAAGGGTTAGGAAATATATTTAGCAAAATACCTACTCCTGCTGAGAATTTTGCTGACTATCAAGAGGCCTCTTTAAATGAAACATTTGCTAATATATATGATATAGATGGTAAATTTTCAATAGATGCTATAAAAAATCTTAGTCCAGGAACTGCTTATACAAGTTTTACTGATTTATTAAAGTCTAAAAGACCTATATTTCAAAAAAGAATGAAAAAAAAGGGATTTCTTAGTCCTCAAGCATTTAGAAAATCTTTTAATGAGAGGGTAGCAGGCTATATGCCTGAGATTGTAAATTCTCAATTTACAGGTATTTATAAGGATGATGGAAGTATTGATTTGACTAAAATTGGGAATATTGGGCAAGATAAAGGCGCTCTTAGAGACATTCCAGGATTTAGAGAAGCTTATAGTGAGAGATTACAAAGGATTATGCCTGATATCACTTCAAAAGTTAAATTGCATCAAATAATGGGTAAGAAATCAAATAAAAAAATGCGTGAATTTCTATCAGCTCATCCTGAATTACAGCAATTCTTATTATTAAATTCACAGGACCCTATGATATTAGATTGGGCAGCACCTAGATTATCCTATACTGAGGAATTAGGAAGAACTTTTGAAGATGTGGAAGATTGGGTAAGTTACAATCCTGTTACAACTATACTTGGAACTGGAGCAGTTTTAGAAGCAGGAAGAAGACTCTATCCTAAGGTAAAAGATTTGGCAAAAAAATATCCAGGAGCAGCGGGGCCTTATTCAGCACTTCTTCCTCAATATGCTATGTCTAAAGGATTTGGTACTGCAGCTAGAAAGAGTATGCCTAATGAAGGTTCAAAAAGAGCGAGACTTGTTGGGGAAGTAGCTGAAATTGCTGGTACAGGAACAATGTATGCAATACAAAGAGTACTTAGAGATAAACCTTGGTGGGTTATGAAAACTATATTGAAAAAAAGCCCAGCATTAGCAGGAAGAACAATAGCAAAAATTGTTTTTGGTTTAGCTGGAGGAGGCGTATCTGGCGGAGTGATATCTGCGGCAATGCTTGCTTGGACAGCCAAAGATTTTTATGATATAGTGCAAATACTACAAGAAGAAGATACAAATATTAAATAACTAATGTGGCTATTCAACAACAAATACCTCAGCAACAACAACAACCACAATTTCAACCTAGCTTAACTCAGGAACAAACTCGTTCGTATATAAGTCTTTATAAACGTAATCCACGATTATTTGACGAAAATAAATTAAATCAATTAAGAGAACATGCTAATTATCATAATGTCCCTTTTTATGAAGGTGATTTTAGTATAATTGAGGCCTTAAAGCAAGCAGGTGGAGGATTTATTGAAGGGTTTACTACTCTTAATATTATAGACCCTCCCGATAATGAATGGGAGGCTGTTGCTAGAAGCGCTGGTCATTTAGCAGGTTTTGCTCCAGGAATATTAGCTGGGCCTATGTCTAAAATAAAAGCTCTTCAAGGGGCGGCTAGCGCATTAAGAGGAGCTAGAGGTCTTCCTTTAAAAATTGCAGAAGATTTTATTACACCTCAAGTTAAGAAATTTACAAAAGCAGCATTACGAACTAATTTTAAAGGTAAAACAGATGCTTTTGATACAGTTAGTAAGTTCTTAACTACTGGAAAAGCTGCTCATATAGCTGAGGGTGCTTTTAATTTAGGAACTGCTAGTGCTATATCATCTTGGCAAGGCGGAGTTGATTCTATGCTAGATAGTTTCTTTCATGGAGCTGTAGCTGGAGGAGTATTTAGAGGTATAGGAAATCAAATTAACCTTAAAGACCCTAAGGCAGAAAAGTTCGCTAGAGGACTTGCAGGTTCTCTGTTTATGGGCCTACCTTCTACTATAAGAGGAGCATCTACTCCAGAACAAGTATATGAATATTTAATGGGAGCTTATTTTGGCGGCAATGAAAAACCTTGGACTGTTGCCAAAGCATCTAAAATAGCTCAAAAAGTAAGAAAAACATCTGAAAATAGTAAGGACCCTTACTTAAGAAAAACCTATGACCCAGAAGAAGCTTATGAAGAATGGAATGAAACACCTCCAGAGGTTCAAAAAGAAGTTAGGAAAATGACAAATCAAATGGCTGGTGGAACACCTGAGGAAATAAATGATTTTTTCTATTTTTTAGCAGAACAAGAAGGAATTTTAGATAAGTTGGCTAAGAAAGATGTAGTTGAAACAAGAAAAGCTGTATTTGAACATGGAGAAAATGTTGAGAAACAAGCTGTAAAAGAACTTATTCAACAGGCTGGTAAGGAGCCTTTTGAAATTGCAGAAGGGAAGTTTGACCCTTCTTCACATTATATTTTAACTACTGGTGAATCTGGAATACAGGCTTATGGCGTAAGTAAGGCTAATAAAAGAGGTATTACTTCTATACAAAGTAAACATCCCGACCAAGTAAAGGCTTATGGTAAGCCTGGAGAAACTATAGTGATGGATAGAGAGGCTTTAGCAGCGGCTAATGAACCTATAAAAACTGCTATAGACAATTTAAATAATAAGGGGATAAAGACAGATATAGGTAAACTTACAGAGTATATGAAAGAAGGTTTGCGTAGAGATGCTGTTAATGTTAGGTTTGCTACTTCATTAATAGTTATGGATAATTTAAACCCTAAAATGAATGGTGTTACAGGTAAATCTAAGTATATTACTCAACTAGGTATAGATTCTAAAAAACCTATCTTTGTATTTGATTCTAATGGCTGGAATAAGTTTGATTATAGTAAGAATAAATTTGTCCCAACCAGTGAAACTCCTGAAATAACGCCTAGAGTAGCCTTATTTGGCAAGAATAGGCTTGGCCCTACAGAAAAGCTTGCTTTAGATAGAATCTTCGATAAATTCGATAAAATAGGCTTTAAAGACCTAGTTAAGGAAGAAATTGATAAAAAAGAAGACATTATTGATATTGATAGTAATATTAGAGATGTAGGAGAATTTCATTCTAGTTTAATAGATAATAAAATGAGTTATTTATTTAAACGACATATAGAACCTGTACTTAAGGAAATGCCAGAATTTAAGGATAGATTTAAAAGAGCTCAAAAGTTATCAGAAATAGAAGGAATAGCAGGAGATTTTCTTCCTGATTATATTGAAAGAGAATCTAAGATTAATAGGTCTGAAGAATGGGCAGATGCAATTCAAGATAATTCAAATATAGAGATTAATCAAGAAACTAGAGGTAAAATGAGGCAGTTTCTTGCTTATCAAAATTTAGGACAAAAAGTTCGGTTTATTACCACTGATGGTAAAACAGTAGAAATAGCTAATCCTGAGGCCCCTTTTACAATGGCAGGAAAAAATAAACTCGTAATAGAGCCTTCAAAACCATTAGAAGATGCTTATAAAACTGCAGCCAATATTTCTGAACCTCCTAAAGAAGGAATTTATGCTGTATTAGACCATTTGACTTATAAAGGCATAGATTATGACTTGTCAAGTTTTAATTATAATAGTACTTTATACGAATTATCAAAACTTAGAGAAGTTAATGCAAAGGGTTCTTTTGGTGATATTTATAAATCACAAAAAGTAACGAAACAAGCATTTATCTCTAATGTTATTAAATCAATGAAAAAGAAAAATATGCATCCTTATGGTGGGGTAGGAGATAAGGATAGAATAGTATTTGTCAAATATCATCCAAAGTATAAGAAAATTAAGCCTGGATTTACAGTAGATGCTTCTGTATATAAAATGGCAAAAGAATTATATGGTATAAATAGATTAGAGCATGACAATATGATGAAATCTATTATAGCTTATTCTCAAGATTTAAATGGAATGTCTATTCGTGATATGGCAGCCAGTAAAAAGGGAGACTTTATATTTAATGCTATTGAAGATAATAAAAGAGCTCAAATATGGATGACAAATGGTATTGCAGGAGATAAGAATTTTATTAATAATCCAAGATATACTGGAGCTAATTTAAAACTATCTGAAAATGGCAATTATAAAGCAGTATTAATAGCAGACCCTAAAAAAGGAGCTAACTTATTAACATCTTTAAATGTAGACCTACCTCAAGGTGTTGATGGTGCAATAATAGCCACAGATGCAGTAGTTGATGGTATAAATAAAGATGCTGGAGTTCCTTATAGTGGTCAAAATAAATCTTTTATTATATCTAGGAACGCGAAAGGGACAATTCTTGGAAAATATATGATTCATAAAGCTGGTCCTGAGTTATCAAAATCAATGGAATCTGCTAATAATGGGGAAGGTATTAACTTTTTAATGATGGATAGTGCTATTAAGCAAAGAGGAAATAGAACTCCTGGTGATTATAACTACAATAAAGGTAAACCTTTAGAATTAATAGGTGGAGCAAAGGAAATAATAGAGATAGACCCAGGAGATTTGAAGTATTCTTATTCTGTTATTAATGACCATAAAATGCTTGGTACTAATGAACACGGAAAATCTATTGGCGTAACTTTAGTTAAACAAATGCTTACTAATCTACATCCTGATATGTTTTCTAAAACAGAGCAAAAAATAATTAATGATTATTATGATGAAATTTCACAAAAATCTTACGAAGGTAAACCTGAATATGATGTTATGTTTGAGAAGTATAAAGAAAATCAATCTGAATCTATTGCTAAAGACATTGTAGAGAATATTGAAGAAGTAGGTATCCCTACTATTCAAAAGATTTTAAGAACACCGGGATATGAGAAATTAGCTCAAGAAGTTTTATTAGAAATTTTAAGAGCAGACAAAACAGCTATAGAATCTCTTGGAGCAGAAGGAGAGTTATCAGGAAGTGATTTAGAAGAAAAACAACGAGGTTTAATTGACTTCTATTCTACTGCTGATAATATTGTCAAACATTTAGGTGCTATAAAAGAAGGCTATCCTATGTTTTTTGATAAGTATACTAAAAATTATATTTTAACTGCTTTAGATAGATATAGCGCTGAAAGAGTATTAAGACCTAAGATTAAAAATTCTTTAATAGCAAGAATGCGCCCTTATGACAAATCCTTACAGAAGAAATTCCCAGAATTAAATACAAAAGATGATATATTTTATTTAGGAGATTTATTTAAAGAAACTCCCATGTTTACTGATATTCCTAAATTAGAAAAAACTACTTTAGGAGCACTTTGGGCTGCTAAAGATATGCCTATGTATAAGAAATATAAGAGCGAATTTGACGAAATATTTGAAGCTATTAATGTTAGAGTTCCACAAGATTCTCCATCTGGAGCACAAGTTAAAAAGTTTAGAGGATTTACTGGTATTAATGACCACGGAGTATTATCTCATAGTAGGTCAATGGAAGCTCAAGGTGGAGCTGATTTAGACGGAGATGAATCCTTTATATATTTTGGCGGAAGAAAACAGGATGGTTCTGGTGAAGGTATGAAAAAAGCTTGGAAGAATATGTATAAAGCTCAAAAGAAAGAATTTCATACCGAAGATGGGAAAAATATCAAAAATGCTAAAGAACAATATAGAGATAAGGTTGTAATAAGTGAAAAAGATTTAAAAGCTCAAGGTATTGACCCTCAATTTCTTAAAGAAGTTAAGAATAATCCATTTGCAAAGTATTCTCCTGCTGTAAGAATGTTTACAGGAGAACAAACAGCTAATTCTAGACAAATGATGGGACCTATCGTTACGATGACCTCACATATGAGAGCAGCTTGGAGTTCTTTAAGACATAGTAAAAAATATGCTTTTGATGTTACCTCGTTTGGAGAATATGATTATAAAGATTATAAACAGAGAATTAAATTAAAAACTCCTCTTAGATGGAGAGTAGTATTGGCTCCAAAAGAACCTAGTGCCGAACAAAGAGATTTAACTAAAGCATTAATCAATTTTACAGCTGACCCAGCCAATGAACCTGGATTAGTTGATTATAACCAAATGAAAACTTTATTAGAATCTTCATATTTTGAAAAAAGTTATGAAGAATATAATCCTAAGAAAAATAAATGGGTTACAGTTAATGCTAAAAAACCAGGAGGATATGGAGGAACTGAGCCACAAACTGGTAGGGATAGATATAAAGATATAGCAGGTATTAATAATGCTTTCTTTGGTAGAAATTACCAAGTAAATAGAGCTTGGACCCCTCATGAAAAAAGATTAAAAGTTGGAGTTATAGATAAGTATAGTTCTGAAGAAATTAATACTGCTACTCTTAAATTTGCTAATACATTACGAAATGTTGATATGAATATATCTTTATTTGACAGAATTAATGGAACTGCTCTTAAAGATATGTATAATGTGCATAAAGCTTATGCTAAAAATTTAACATACTATAAAAAGTTATTAGGAAGAACTTATCTTATCGAAGATACTAGTAAGTATATAGATTTTGTTGTTGAAAATGATTTACATATTGAAGATAATTTAGTCAATATGGCTAAATGGGGAACAGATATTAAAAGTAGATTAAAAACAGCTGGTATTAAAGTTTCTGAAAAGGACATCCCTAATGTTAAAAATCCTGAACATGTAGAAATATTTTTAAGAAATTTAGTAGACAAATCAGCTGATTACTTGTCAAATGCTATGCATAATATGGCTACCTTAGAAAGAGTTGTTAATGTATATAATGAAAGTTATGCAAAAGGAGAAGGACTTACCGATGCAATGATGGAGCGTATAAGAAAAAAAGTAGAAGTTTTCAAGTCTATCAATGCTGCACAATATGCAAATAGAAGTAAAAAGGGAGACTTTGTTTCTGCTGATAATTTAGAACAAATAGCAAATAATAAAAAAATTAAAGCTCTTCATGATGCTGCTAAAAAACATGGGTTTACTACTTTTTCCCCAGAACTTAAAACTGATTCTGAAAAAAGTACTAAATTAGTAGACCAAGCTTCATTAGATAAGCTGATGTTTGCCTTTAGAGAGAATTTACCTTCTGAATCTGCTAAAAATATGTTTGATACTTTACTTATAGGGTCATTAAGAAGTCCTGAAGTACAAAAAGCTATTAGTGATATTTATAAAATACCTAAAAATAAAAGAACTGATGAACATCGGAAATTATTAGATGCATTACATTTTGAGGGTGCAAAAACCAATACTACTAAATTAGCATTTGATTCTAAAATTATTAATTCCGATAATATTATTAAGTTTTTTAAAACAAAAAATAAATTCTATTTGCATTCTACAGAACCTTTAGACAAAAAAGATATGAAAGATATAGAATCCATAGAAGTAGACAAATATGTTAATAATATAGATATTAGAACTGCAGCTAATGTTGTTGAAGATTTAGATGCTTATTCTGGTATCAAAAAGGGTGGTAAATTAACTCCTGAAAATAAGAAAATAGCTAAAGAATTACATGAACATTTAAAGTTCTTTTCAGATACTAGAGGAAAGGATTTAAGTCAATTATTATCAGGTATATATTCTACTATGCATGAACCTTTTGCAGATGTACCTCCTAAGGCTTTTAATCAAATGAATATAAATGATATTAAATTAATTAATAATTATTTCAAATTTATCAGACAAGGTAGTTTTATACAAAGATTTGGCAAACAATTGAGTGATTTAAAAAAGGCAGGTGTTAAAGGTTGGCACCATTTAATGTTTCCTAAAGGAGTTAGTGAAACTCAAATGGCCCATGATATAAAGTTTTTACCTTCTCAAGGATATTTTCATACATCTGATGCAACTCCTGGAAAATTAGCAAAGATGTATAAGCCTACTTATTATGGAGAAGTTTTGCAAAATTGGATAGGAAGAACTCATGATTTGTCATATGGAGTTTCTGAAAATTTAATAGGTGATTTTCAAAGAACCTTTAGCTTTTTACAAGATGTAGGATTAGGGAAAGATGGAGACGCTATATGGAGATTATCTGTTAGAAAACATGAATTAGCTCAAGGACATGAGTCAAAAGAGAAGGTTTATGAACAAAATTGGGAAGAATCAGTTAAAAGAAATAATTGGCATAAAATTAGAGATAAAAAATATATAGTTGATATTGATGGAACTAGAAAGGAATATTCAGGATATAGTCTTGTAGATGCTACTATGAGTAAACTTAAGGATACTATGAAAGAATATCATAGTTTAATAACAGGCAAACCTGGAGCTTTAAACAAGTACATAACAGGATTTTATGATTCCCAACAAACTCAACCTATTTTAGATTATAAATCCTTTATAAATGATTTAAATAAGGCTTATAGAGGTGGAAGATTACTGAAAGCAAATGATTCAAAAGTAACTGAATTACTTAATATTGGAATAGATGGAATGAGGCATATGACTCGCTCTATGTTTATTGATTTACTTCCTCCTAGTGAATATTCAAGGATAGAAAAGGGAGTTAAAAAAACTATTAGCACTAAAAAATATTGGGAATTATCTAAGCTGGAACAAAAAAAATGGATTGCTGATAAAGAATCTAAAGTAAAGGAATATGAAGACCTTCTAATTGAAAGTACAGGGCATAGAGAAGGGTATTTTCCTCATTATTTCTCTAGCACTAAAAGACTTAAGGAAGCCAAAAAACGTGATGAAATAGCGGTGCTTCAATCTGGTAAATCAAAAGCAGAAAAAAAAGATTTGATGAAAAAAATTATGATTAAATATAAAATGAGAATGGGAGATTGGGACTTTGCTGACTATGATGTATGGGAAAAATATGATGCTGATTTATTTGGGGAAGCTATAAAAGAAGTTAGAGAAAAAAAACTTTCCAGACAAGACAAACAAACTCTACCTAGTGTTAATCAAAGATTTGGCAATATGTTTGCTCGTGATGAGCATACTGGAGGATGGCTTGTTGACCCAACTTCTGTTGAAATATATATAAGAAATGTAACTAATACGTATTTTAGACAAATGGGCAATATTATGTCAAGATTTACTCTTCATAAAATGAAAAATCATATGAATAAAAAATGGGTTACACCAGCTAAATTGAAGGACAAAAAAGAGGCACGTGAACTTGTTAATAATTGGACTTCATTTTGGAGAAGATATGCTTCAGAAGCTATGGGTAATCCAGTTATAGTATCTCAAACTGATTTAAATACTCCTGGATTAAAGATTAAAGGAACTCCCTTAGCTTGGTGGGCTGATAATGTTGTAGCAGATAAGGTTAATAAAATTGCTAAAAATTTAGGTATAATTGAAAAAGACCCTGTTGAATTTAGAAGAGACGAAGTAAACTCAGATAATGATAAAGTTATTCTTAATGGCTGGGATGCATACGATATGAAAAAATGGTCAAATCTTGAAGGTAAATATCAATTAGCTACGCTTATGACACATCCAAAAACTATGATTAATAATATATTTGGTGGAACTATGCATACTTTTCAATCTGTAGGCTTTGAACCGTTAAGAAAAGCTAGAGATTATAAATTTTTAGCAAAAATTAGCGAGATATTCTCAACTAAAGAAAAAGTAACTAAGTTTGTCGCTGAATTAGGTATTCAACCTGAGTTTTTACAGCATGAATTTGGCTTACATAAAGAATTTAGAGAAGGCAAAGCAAAAGCATTTGTCAATGAATTAGTTAAATTAAGTGGAGAAGCTAAGAGTCTTAAGGATATAGATATTCGTGGTATAGCAAATAAATATGGCATTGGTGCTAAAATCATGCAAAAAGCCGCTAAATTTATGTCTGTCCCTGAAACTATGCTAAGAAGGGATGCATTTATGGCTCATTATATTAAAGCATGGGAAAGATATGGTGGGGCTATTGTTGACCCATATAACCCTATTTTAATTGAAACAGCTAAAAAAGGAGTTAAGGCTACTCAATTCTTATATAACGCTCCATATAGACCTGGTTTTGCTCGCTCTGGGTTAGGCAAAATAATGTCAAGATTTCAGTTATGGTCTTGGAATGCTGTTAGATTTAGAAACGATGTAAGAAAACAAGCAAGACTTTATGGTTTTGAACCTGGAACTGAAGCAATGAAAAGATTTGAACGTACTATGACTACTGATATGTTTGTCTTGGCATTGTCCTCTGTTTTTATGTACTCCTTATTTGAACAAGCTTTACCTGCTCCATGGAATTGGTTACAAGATACATCTCAATGGTTATTTGGAGATGAAAAAGAAAGAGACAGAGCATTTTTTGGAACATATCCAACTCCAATTGCTCCATTACAAATGATAACTCCGCCTATTGCTAGGTTCCCTATATCTGTAATAAGAGAATTTGCTGAAGATGATTATACTAAATTAGCAGACTACTATATGTATACTATGTTTCCTTTTGGAAGAATTATTAGAGATTTTGTAGGACCTGGAAATTTAATAGAGAATCCTATGAGAATTCCTGAAAAAATTATTGGATTTCCTTTATTTGGGATGGCTAAAGAAGCAAAAAGAATCAGAGAATCTGATTATGAACCTCCTACTCCTGGACTTAAATCTTTAAAATATTAACTACGTTTAATTCGTTCTTCTAATTCACTAAATGGTTCAAATGTATAGTCAAACATACAATCTATGTGTACAATAACAGCTTCATCATCATGAAATATTCCATCTTTATCGACAAATCCTACTGAAGCTTTATACGCAGAAGAGCTTTGTGAAATTAATTCTTTACAAACAGGACATTTAATCATAGCCTTCTCTTGTTGTCTTCATCATCAATCATCCCCCATAATAGACAAAGATAAACTATAACATCTGTCATACGCCCTCTTACATTTTCTCTTTGACTTTTATGTCCCTTAACATAAGCGCAAATACCATCTATATGCTTCAATAAGTATACTAATAATATTTCCTTTCTGTCAAGTTCTAAATTGTCAGCTATTTTTTCAAAGTTAGCAAACGCATTATTTTGCTTTCTTGCGTACTCTTTTTGACCTGCTTCCCTTGTTTTTTGTATCTTTTGGAATATCTCCTTTATCAGAGACTCCATTTGTTTCTGTGTCATCTTTGGCCTTTGCTTTTTCTTCAGCTTCTTTCATTTTTTTTATAACAAAGTCACTAAATTCCTTTGTATCAGAATTATATTCAATATATAAACCTATAACATTGTCTAGTCTTTGCATAAAATTAGCACATTCGTGAATTCTATTATTCACTTCTATAATGCCTCCAGCCAACTCTTTATTTGTTGGTTTTTTTCTAACTTTTGGTAATGCCATTTATTTACTCCTTTCGATTTACAGGCTAAAGAGAATTGGGAAATGCTGTATAGTGGGGTAGTTCCCTTTAACCTGATATCGATAATTTAATGCAACTGCACTATTTAAGTGTCTCATTCAATGCCATAATATTTATTAGTAGCTCTTAATTTCTCTATATCCTTTTTAATATTTTCGGTATAAGAGCTTAGAGCTTTTTCCATTTCATCATCGTTTGGAATACTATTATTTCTAATTGTATAATCATCATAATCGACACTTTTGTGATTAACTAATTTAATACTTGGAGGCTTATCTTCAAAGTATTTTTTTACAGTAACTTTCAATAACTCTCCTTGCCTTGTATTTATACCTATAATTTCATCTATAATAATTCTAATTTGCTCATAGTCCTTTGAATTCGTCATTATCATCTCCTTTTAAATGTTCTTTTTCGTCAAATTCTAGTACGTTTCTAGTATTTTCATTAATTTTCTTATAATCTATTTTATGATTTTGTCCTTTAATAAAGTCTTCAGGCAAATCTTTTAGTATCAATTCTTGATAGTTCACATTCATAACTCCCTGCCTTCCACTTGTTTTGTATACTGGAAATAATCCCTTATCTTTATATATAAACAAGGGATTAGCACATAGATAAGTTCCATTTCTTCTTTCTTTTAATGAAGAATAATACCCTTTATTTTTTTTGAATTCATAGACCATTTGTTAAATCCTCTAATGGTATTAAGGCTATTTCACTCGCTTTATCATCTCCTCCCATTACCACTTTCCCATTTCCATCCATAACACTTCTTTTAACAACCATTTTCAATACATCTACAGGAAACATTAGTACACTAACTATTTCACCTTTCCAAGTCAAAATGTGTGCCCACCAATCAGCTTCTGTAACATTCAAACCACTTAAATTTCCCCTACAAGCTATTTCTATTGCTACATTTCCTGTTTTCTTCCATTTGTCTCTTTCTGTTTTGACCTCTACTTTTCCCATTGATAGCACTTTAGCTAAACTATTTTCATATTTAACTCCAAAATCCAAATCAATGTCAAATTTACTATCCTTATTGTTTTTTATTTGATATTCCTTTAACTTTTCTGCTGCTTCCATAGCACCTCCATATATCATTTATCTGCCTTTATTTCGCTAAGTTTATCCATATCACGACTTATTTCTTCAAATACAAATTCTAAAGCTTCCTCTTGCGCTTTAACATGTATTTCTAATTCTTCTATTCCTAGCCATTTTTTTATTAAATATCTCATTTCATTCCCCTTGCAATTACTTCTGTTTTACATCTTTTGCAAGTGTGTTTATGATTTCTCATTCCCCAATATTTACCACAATTGCATCTAATATGTTTTTGTAAATTTCTATCATTCATTTTAAGTACCTCCATACTGTCCTTTTGGATACATTGTATTTATTAGCAATCCATCTAATTGATTTGCCTCTAAATTTTCTATAATAATGTACCCAAAATTTACTGTTAATTTTTCTTGGTCTAGCCATTGAATAAACCCTCCCTAAAAGCTTTGATTTTAGCGTATCTTCTCTTATTATATGCATCCTTATCAAAGCTCTTACTTCTTTGTTTTTGTCTTATCTTTCTTCTTATTTTAGTTTGCTCACTATTCATGTTCGTTTTCATCTTTATGTTCCTCCAAAACATTGTCTATTTCAGTACATAATCTAGCCATTCTATTTAGCGAAGTAATAGAATCACCATTCAAATCCCTAAAGATTTTTCTACATGCTACAAGTATATCGTAGACTTTTTCTAAATTTTTAATGTGTCTTGACATTACCACCTCCTTCTTTTTTGGGTTTTCTTTTTCTTTTTATAATCCTCGCCCATTTTCTTAAAATCCTTAACTAAATCATTTATACAATATATTAGTATACTTATACAAAGAAAGCATATAAATGCAATAAATAATATTAAAGGTAAATTCATTTTTTCTCCAATTTATTAGGGTAAGCTATTTGATTGACATTGCTCAATCCATTGCCCCATACACAATACAAAGCTCCACAGCTGTTCACCGCTGTCGTGTCGCTTACCCTAATTATTAAAAATCTCTACTTGACATTTTTCTTAAAACATATCTTTCAAGCTCATCATCTTGATGAGATAGCCATCTTAATAGTTTTCCGAAAAGTTTATCTGTTAATGGACCCTTTCTTGTATTACATCTGCTACATATCATTTGCAAATTATCAGGAGTTGAAACACCGCCCATAGACAAAGGCAAGATATGGTCACATGCCATATTACTAACAACAAGTTTTGTATTGCAATAACGACATTTTTTTCCGTAAACTCTGTATAAGAGTTCTCTAACTTCTTCAAGAGAGATATCGAATTTAACTTCATATTCTCTACTTCTCCTCTTTAGAGTTGTTCTTAAAGTAGAAGACTTTTTCATCAATCTATGAAACACCTTTTTAGCAAATTGTTTATGATTTCTTCTTAGTTTTCTACTAAATTTTTCTTCCCAAATTGTTAACCTATTAGGGGACTTTCGCCCCCTTCTAGGTTTGCTATTATATTTATGCTTTTCCATATTGGCTCTTATTTAATATTATTTTATTGTTTTCAACATATGATAGATTAAATTGAATTTCAATTCTCCATATACCAAAAACTATACTGTATCCTGAAAATCCAGAACTTTTAGTTTTAATTATTCCAAACTTGATTAATTTAAACAATATTAATATTGTTCTATCATCAAGAAAGTATAATGTTATTAAGTTTTTCATTTAGGTTCTCCTTAATCTAAAACTAGGTGTCCACTCAACTTCAGTATCAAATAATTCCCCATCGGTATTTTTGAAAAGTTTTACTGTTCTAACCTTTGAATCAGCTTGTCCATTTAAGCCAATTACTTTCCTAGAAGCATTTTCAATTGCACCGCTTCCTTTACCTGCATACAAGTCAAGCACTTCGTTTCTGCTATATTCTCTGCTAACTTGAGATACTTGTATTACGATTAAATCATTATTTACAGCCATATTAGATAAACCATGTGATATATACTTAATTTTCTCATATTCTCCTCTATAACTTACAGGAGTATCAACTAAGTCAATATAATCTACAATAACTAATTGTGGTTGTAATTCTCTTACTTTTTCATAAATTTTATCTAAAGTAGGAGATATTGTCTGAACCATAATATGTTGCAAGCTCTCTTTATTTGCTTCATAAATATTCTTATAATTTCTATTTACTTCTTCTTTTGTTTTACCTGATACTATTTGCAAATGTCTTCTATGAACATACCAAGAAGAAAGCTCTAGACTTAAAAACAATGTAGGAATATGCCATTCATTGACTATTCTATTATTAGCAAAGTCGACCCCTAAAGCTAAATTTTGTGCAAAAGTTGTTTTATTTGAACCAGTAGGACCAAATATGGTTACTAATTCTCCTGGAAATATTATTGATTCTTTATTAATTCCTAAAGCCTTTCCTAAATCAATCGTTTTTCCACTAAAATCAGTTGTTAATCTATCCTCTAATTCTCCTTGCATTTCATCTGCTGATTTAATATCAACCAAATAATCTTTTCTCATGAAATGAATACATTGTGTTTTACAATGCTTCATCATTACGCTGTCATGGCATCCATACTTATAATTCCTATTATAAACATTTTCCACCATTTCTAAAACACTAGTTTCTGGCATACTCTTATTAT